GGCGTGCCCGCGCGCGGTGACTCGTTCGAGGGCAGCCTGCCCACCACCACCGCCACGCCGTGGGGGCCGCTGGGAGGCGGCGGCTACCAGATGCAGGGCTAACGCTTTCGGACCGGCGGCGGCGCGGTGTCTACCGCTCCAGTGCCATCACGTCGCCGCCGGGCCGATCTTTCACCACCGACACGTTCGACAGTAGCACAGGGGATCCAAGGAACCGACCATGACCGCTTCGCTCATTCCCGTCTCGCACGGCGACCCGATGATCTTCACCAAGGACGAGGCGACCGCGGCGCAGCGCACGTGGCCGTTCTACCTCTCCAACACCGCGGACGGCAGCGCGGCGACCGGCAAGGTGATCGCCGGCAGCGACTTCCGCATCAGCAAGGCCGGCGGCGCGTTCGGCAACGCCGTGGGCGTGGTCAGCGAGATCTCGCTGGGCTGGTACAAGATGGTTTTCGACGCCGGCGACGTCGACACGATCGGCGCGCTCGCGTGCGAGCTGTCCGTGGAGGCCGGCGTGGACCCGCTGCGCGTCACGCACCAGGTCAGCGTGCTGGACATGAACACCGCGACGGTGAACCCCGGCGCCGGTGGCATCACCAGCGCCTCGTTCGCGGCCGGCGCGATCAACGCGGCGGCGATCGCGCCCGATGCGATCGGCGCGTCCGAGCTGGCGGCCGACGCGGTGGCCGAGATCCAGGCGAACCTGGCGACCGGCCAGAACGTGGTGGACAACCGCCCGCAGCGCACGGTGGTGTTCACCATGGGCGAGCTGACCGCGGACGGTTCGACCGCCGCGATCAGCATGGCGGACGTCGTCAGCGCCGAGGTGAACCTGGCCGGCACCTGGGACGGCTCGACGGTGACCGTGGAGCGCTGCGATGACGTGCTCGCGGATCCGCAGGTCTGGACGACCTACGCGAGCGGCGCCAAGACGGCGGACGCGATCGTGGCGATCACGGGCCCCGTGCAGGGCATCCGCGCCACGATGTCCAACGACGGCGCCGCGAGCGATGTCGTCGTCACCGCCACGATGGTGAAGTAGCGCGACGAGGCGCGCACCCCGATGCCGATCCCTGTGCTCGCCGGCGCCGCGGTCATGTCGGACAACCTGGTGGACAACCTGGTGCCCGACGTGATCGACGGCCTGCGCGATGCGCTGTACCCGGACTTCGGGGTGCGCGCGTATCGCGTGTACCGGGTGATCCGCACCTGGACCGGCGACGTGCCGGGCGAAGGCACGTACACCGACGATGCGGCCGAGCTGCGGCCGCAGCCGCGCGTGCTCGAGTGGAGCGCGATGCAGCGGCGCCTCGCCGCCGCCGGTATGCAGGATCTCGGTGAGGTGATGCTCGAGGAGGTGTCGCTGACGTACACCGAATCGCAGCTGACCGGGCGCGGCGCGCTCGCGGCGAATCAGCAGCAGTTCCTCGCGATCGGCGAAGCGAACGGCCAGCTGCAGCCCAGCGTGCTGTACACGCACGCGCGGCCGCCGTACTGCGATCGCATGAAGTCCCTGGGCTGGGTGGTGTACCTGACACGCGCGGAGGGCGAGCCGTGGCCGTGATCCGCGTCAACGCGAACCAGCTCGGCAAGGTGCTGCACAAGAAGCATCAGCGCATGTTCCGCGCGATGGCACAGGGCGCGCTCGCCGGCGCGCATCGCGGCCGCGCGCTGATCGTGCGCAAGACGCCGACCGATCAGGGGCAGCTCAAGAACACGTGGAAGGTGATCCCCGGCGCCGAGTCGCTGCTGAAGGGGGCCGCGACGCCGCGCATGTTCCGCGCGAGCGTGCTCGCCGAGCTGCGCAACACGGCGCCGCACGCCGGCATCGTGGAGCTGGGCGCGCGCCCGCACAAGACGAGCCCCGAGGGCTGGATGGCGATCTACGACTGGTGCGTGCGCCACCGCCAGGCGCTCGGGCTGGTCACCAAGAGCGGCCGCGCGCGCCGGGTGCGCAAGGGGACGGTGGCGGTGCACGGGCTGCTCGCGGACAAGGGCGTGGGCCTCGATCCTGAGATCGCCGGCATCGCGTGGGGTATCGTTAAGAAGCTCGAGCGCGAGGGGCAGAAGCCGACCTACTTTGTGAAGGGCAGCCTGGACGAGCTGCTCGCGGTGGTGCAGCGCGAGGTTGATCGCGCGCTCGAGCGCGAGTCCGGCCAGGGCGGCGGCGACGCCGCGGGGGGTGGCTGATGTCCGTCGTGCGGATCTGCGCGCTCGAGCACCTGCGCGACCTGCTGGCGGCCGCGATCCCCGAGCTGGCCGGCAAGATCACCGCCGGCACCGCGCAAGACAACGTCACGCAGGTGCTGCCGTGCGTCGGGATCACCTGGGCTGGGCCGATCAAGTACGACTGGGATCCCGGCCAGGCCGAGGACGTGGCACAGCTCCCCGCGGACGTTGATCATCCGGTGCCGCGCGGCGTGTTCTACGTGGGCGATCACGAGGGCACGGTGCAGATCCGCGTGCTCGCCGGCACGGAGCGCAAGCGCGACAATCTCTCGCAGGCGATCGTGGACGTGTTCATGGCGCAGACCGATGAATACGGCTACGAGCGCGCAGGGATCATCGCGGTGGACGTCACCGACTGCGCGGCGGTGCCGTGGCTGGCGACGTTCGAGCTGGATCAGGACACGTGGGTGGAGGCGCTGGGGACCGAGCGCCAGCACGAGGGCCTGATCGAGTGCACCGGCAGCGTGCCGGCGCTGGTGATCCGCAGCGGATTCGGGACCGGGCCGAGCGCCACGGCCGGGATCTACACGATGGAAGATCTGCGCCTCGGACTCATCAACGATCTGACGGCGTCAGTCGACGCTGATACATTCGGGCCGCCCGCTGTCGAGGTGGTGCGGATCAACCAAGACGGGACCATCACCCCGCTGCCGTAACGGAGGACGCCATGCCGAGCGATGTCTACTTCACCACCAATCCGTCGGAGTTCAGCAAGCTGCCCGGCCTGTACGTCAGCGAGCAGAACCCGCCGGGGTTCATCCGCGGGATCGATCAGTCCGTGGTCGGGTTCGTCGGCAAGTGCGTGCGCGGCCCCGAGCGGCCGATCACGATCACGACGTCGGGGCGCTTCCTCGAGATCTACGGCGGCCGCGCGCGCCCGGGTGCGCCCGGCACGCTGCTGGGCGAGGTGTGGAAGGGGCTGCTGAACAAGCAGTTCGGCACGATCTCGGTGCGTCGCGTGGTGCCCGCGGATGCGGCGCTCGCGACCAAGAACTTGTCCAACGCGGTGCCCACCGCGATCGTGCGCGTGGACGCGACGAGCAAGGGCGCGTGGGGGAACGACGTGCAGGTGGCGGTGGTGGACGCGACCGACGCCGACGCCACCCACTTCAACCTGGTGGTGACGTACGACGGCAAGACGTACACCTACGAGAACCTGAACACGCAGACCGGCCAGGACAACCTCGCGACGACGATCGGCGACGACGACGCGAACGTGATCGTGGCGACCAAGCTGGCGGACGGCCGCCCGGTGAACAGCGCGGCGGCGTCGCTCACCACCGGCGCGGACGGCACGGCCGTGGCGTCCGATTACAACACGCCGCTGTCGGACATGTCCGTGGAGCCCGGCGTGGGTGTCGTGCTGGTGCCGGAAAAGGCGCCGACGCCGGCGACTGTCAACGGGTACCTGGTGGCGCTCGCGCCGACCGTCGCCGATCGCATGTTCCTCACGTGGAGCAGCGACGAGACCAACACCGACACGGACGACGTGACCGACATCGGCACGCAGATCACGACGCGCAGCGATCGCATCGTGTGGTGCTACAACGCGCCGTACACGATCGATCCGGTGACCGGCACCGAGACGGTGACCGGGCCGCACGTCTGGATGGCGTCGATCCTGTCGCAGCTCGAGGTGGACGTGCACCCCGGCGCCGCGGACGCGACGCCGCTGCTCGCCGGCATCAAGCGCCTGTACAACCCGAACCTGACGCGCTCGCAGCTGATCGGGCTGCAGAACGCCGGCATCAGCGCGATCGAGCGCCTGCCCGGCGAGTTCCGGTTCCGCATGGGCGTCACCACGGACCTGAACCCCGGCAAGACGGAGATCACGCGCCGGCGCAGCGCCGACTACCTGCAGCTGTCCGCGGCCGATCGGCTGCGCCACTACGTCAAGGCGCTGAACACGCCGGCGAACCGCGCCAGCATGATCGGCGAGCTGGTGGCGTTCTCGAACGAGCTGCGGAACAAGGGCCGCATCGTGGAGGACTTCGCGATCGACAGCGCGAGCGTGAACACCGACGCGCAGCGCGCGCAGAACATCGAGCAGGTGCTGTGGCGCGTGAAGCTGATCGGCCACATGAACAGCCTGGTGCTGCAGACGGAGATCGGCACCGACGTGACGATCACCGAGCAGGCCGCCTAGGACACCACCCCAGAGCAACCCCAACCGCAACCAGCAACCCGGAGTAGGCAATCATGAGCGCGAGGCAAAGAGGCCAAGAGGTAACCCTTCGGGTTGCCGTCAACGGCCAGCTGCAAACGGGGTCGTTCTTCAAGGTGAAGTCCTTCAAGGCGACGCCGCGCACCGATCTGGTGGAGGACGACTACATCGGCGAGCCGCAGACCGATCTCGACATCCAGCACCACGGGTGGTCGCTGGACTTCGAGTGCGACGAGCAGGACTCCAAGGTGATCGACTTCCTGACCACGATCACCACGCTCGAGGAGGCGTCGCAGCAGCACCCCAAGATCACCATCACGGCCACCTACGTGTACCGCGAGACGGGCAACCGCCCCAAGATCGAGGTGTACCCGGAGGTGTTCCTGAAGGTCAGCAACCGCGGCGCTGGCGGCCGCAAGGAGCGCGTGGCGTCCACGTTCGAGGGCCGCTGCAAGACGCGCACGGTGATCAACGCGCCGTAGCGGCGGCGCGCTCGTGATGTCGCGGCGCCGCGGTGGCGCCGCTGTTCGTGAACCAGCACAGGAGCAAGCACGATGTCGGAGACGATTTCCAAGAGGTACTCGGTGCCCAAGGGCCTCGAGTGCAAGAGCGTGACGATCCGCGAGCTGCGCGGCGGTGACGAGATCATCGCAGCGCTGTCCGCCGATCAGGTGATGTCCCAGGAGGCGAAGCGTTCGGCGGTGATCGCGCTGCGGCACGAGCACCGCGAGGCGATCCTGCTGTCGATCGTCGCGATCGACGATCAGCCGATCGTGGGCGCCGATGATCCCAAGCTGCTCGAGATCCGCGAGACGTGGGGCGTCCGCATCTGGACGGTGCTCGCGCGGTACTACGCCGACATGAACGGGATCCCGGAGGACGAGCTGGGAAAGTGCCTGAAGGGGGCGCAGCTGCTGACGCCCGCCCCCTTGCCGCAGGCGGCCGCTACTGGGAAGTGAAGCGGGCGCTCGCGCGCTCCTACGCGCGCCTGGCCTGGCACCACGTGAACGTCGGAACCTGGGACGACTTCCTGAGGCTGACCAAGATGGAGCGGTTCCTGCTGATGGACGAGACCGACGAGTTGATCGAGCGACACAACGAACAGGTGACCGCACCACCCGAACCCGACTAGGACGAGATGCCCACCACCACGTATGACATCCGCCTGAGGTACCTGCTCGATGACAAGGCGAGCAAGGGCCTGAAGGGGATCGAGGACGCGGCCGAGGGGGCATCGCACGCCACGGGTGGGCTGGGTTCGACGATCGGCCACGTCGGGGCGATGATCGTCGGGGCGTTCGGCATCCACGAGGCCGAGAAAGCGCTGATCGGGTTCAACGAGGAGGTGCAGAACGCCAAGATCGGGCTGTCGACGATGCTGCAGGGCAACCGCGGCGGCAGCTGGGAGATGGCAACCGCGAACGCGGATCGGCTGTACAACGAGTTCCAGAAGTTCAGCCAACTGACGCCCGTCACCACGCAGGACGTGATGGAGTTCGGCAACGCGGTGGCCGTCGCGACGTTCCAGGCCGGCGGTGGGCTGCACGACTTCACCACGATGGCCGAGCAGGGCACCGTGGCCGCGAAGGCGCTCGGGATGGAGACGGGCTACGTCTCGCGCGAGATCTCCGAGATGCTGATGGGCAACGTGAACAACCGCATGTTGTTCGCCAAGCAGATCCTGGGCATGGCGAACATGACCGAGGAGGCGTTCAAGAAGCTGTCCGGCCACGGCCGAATGGACGTGATCGAGAAGGTGCTGAACAGCCCGGCGATGAAGAATGCCACCCAGGCGTTCAGCGAGTCCTTCTCTGGAGTGACCAGCACGCTGAAGGACAACCTGCAGATCCTCCTCGGCAAGGTGGGATTGCCGCTGTTCAAGGCAATCACCGCCGAGGTGCAGCACTGGAATCAGTACATCAGTGCGAATCAGGGCAAGATCGAGCGCATGGCGAAGTCCCTGGGCGAGGGCCTGGTGGAGGGATTCCGCATGGTGAAGGACGCGATCTCGTTCCTGGTGCAGCACAAGGATCTGCTGATCAAGCTGGGCGAGATCTGGCTGGCGGCGAAGGGCGCCGGCATGCTCGGCGGCACGCTCGGCAGCCTCGTCAAGGGCGCCGGTGGACTCGGCGCAGACGTGAAGGGCCTGGGCGGCATCGCCGGCAACATGCCGCAGCTCGGCGCAGCGTTCGGCGTGGGGTACATGATCGGCGACGCGCTGAACCCCGCGGTGGATTCGATGATCACCGAGATCAAGAAGCTGACGGGGTCTTTCGACTGGGCAGCCGATCGCATCCAGCAGAAGCAACAGGCCGTCAGTGACGCGATGGACGCCTGGGACAACGCGGTGAACGCGGCGGCCGATCGCGCGCGCGGCAAGGGCGGCATGAGCGGCGTGGCTGAGACGTCGGCAGCGACGATCCAGCAGGGGCAGCTCGATCTGTACAAGCAGCAGCTGAGCCTGCTCACGCAGTTCCAGGCGCCCCAGGGCGGGTTCCAGAAGTTCCAAAACTACATCGGCAGCGGTGACAGCGCCGGGCTGCAGGATCTCGGATCCAAGTACGGATTGGACCTGAAGTCCAATCTGAGCGAAACGTCCGACGCCTACCAGCAGATGATCGGCGATCTGCAGGACAAGATCAGCCACCTGGGGCAGCTCGCCGGCAACAGCCAGGCGATCACCCAGGGCGACTATCTGAACGGCGTGGACAAGCTGACGTCCTACCAGAAGGACACGCTGAACGTGAACCGCGCGCAGGAGGCCATTCTCGAGGAGGTGGTCAAGAGCCTGAACAGCGGCGGGTACGGCTACCTGGATCCGCAGCACGTTCTCGACATCCTGAAGAAGTACACCGACGATCCCACCGGCAAGCTCTCCAACACGGACAAGATGGCGAAGGGCGCGAAGGTGAACGTGACGATCCAGCGCATCGAGGTGAAGTCCGACGATCCGGATCGGTTCGTGTTCCAGGCGATCGAGTCGTTCCGCGACGCCGCGCGCAACCCGAGCAGCGCCATGAACGCGCTCAGGGAGGGCTAGGCCGTGGCACGTGGCACGTTCATCATCACCGAACTGCGGTCGTCCGGCGAGGGCGAGCGGTTCGAGTGGACGTCCGATCGCGACCCGGTGAACGCGAAGCGCGGCGGCGGCCGCGCCGCGCCCAAGGGCACCTGGGCGCTCGGGCTGTCGCAGCACACGGTGCGCACCGACTACCCCGGTGCGCGCCGGCCGTCGCACCAGATCCTGGGCGCGCGCCGCAAGCCGTTCACGTGGAGCGGCAAGTGGGACGATCGGTACAACTTCCCCGGGTACGCGGTGGCCGAGCTGAAGCGCTTCGACGAGATGGTGCAGCGCGGCAACACGATCCGGTTCCAGTACCGGCGCCAGGTGCTCGAGGGCATCATCATCGAGTTCGATCCCGAGTACGTGCACGACGCGCTGATCCGCTACTCGTTCCAGGTGTCGGTGGAGACGGGCAACACGCTGGTATCGCGCGATCGCTCGCCGCAGGGGCCGCAGACGCCGCCGCAGCGGTTCGATCAGGTGGACCTGCTCGTGGCCGGACTGCAGACCACGCACGACGGCGCGCCGGCCGGCGTGGTCACCGGCACGTTGGTGTCCGACGTGGGGGACATCGTGGTGGGCGCGACGAGCGCGCGCAACGATCTGGGCAACACGCTGGACCTGCGCGACATCGCGCCCGGCGAAAAGCCGAGCGACACGCTCCCCAAGCTCGCCACGCAGTTCCGCGTGGTGGGCATCCAGGCGCGCGCGACGATCGACGAGCTGGCCGGCGCGCGTAGCGATCTGAATCTGGCGTACCTGACCGCCGAGTCCGTGCTGGACTTCGAGGATTGGTCGCGCTCGATGCGTTACTACTCGCGCTCGCTGCTGTCGGTGGCGAACGCCGGCGGCGACGACATGGACGAGCGCGCGGCGCCGGACGCCAAGCAGCTGTATAGGCCGAGCGAAGGCGAGTCGCTGTACCAGATCGCGCGCAAGACGTTGGGCGCGGCGACGGCGTGGCGCCTGATCGCCGATCGGAACAACCTCGATCACGTGATCATGCATGGCGACGAGCTGCTGATCATCCCGGCGCGGGGGCAGGGATGAGCGCGCGTTTCTTTCCGCAGGCGCGCGCGGTTCTGCAAGTGATCTTCGACGGGTTCGGCGACACCGCGAAGGACAGCGAAACCGAGGTGATCCCCGTCCTTCCCAAAAGCGTGAAGCTGCACCGCAACAGCTACAACCAGGCGGACAGCTGGGAGCTGGAGTTCGATGCCGGCGATCTGCCGATCGATCCGACGCTCGTGCGCGCCGGCGCGGTGGAGATCTACCTGTTCCAGATCGAGGAGGCCGAGTACCGCGTGCTCTCGCGGCGCGAGCCGCTCGCCGAACCCGACCCGGGCGACCTGCGGCCGCGCGATCCGACGGACACCGCTGGCCTCGATCTGGGCGTCGCGCAGACGCGCGATCGCTTCACGTACGGCAACCCGCCGCAGATGGCTGGGCTGTTCGATCAGGATCAGCTGTCGCTGTCGGACGACGGCAAGTGGGTGCGCATCCAGGGGCAGGACTACACCGCCCACCTGGCCTCGCTGCAGTGGAAACCGCTGCCGAATGGCCGCGCGCGCCGGCTGCCGAGCGGCAAGCGCCTGGACCTGATCCTGCGCGACCTGCTGCACGAGGCCGACGATCTGGACCGCCTGCAGCTCGAGGTGCGCGGCGTGTCCGAGGACGAGCTGCCGATCGTGGGCGCGAACGAGGTTGCGACGAACAAGCGCGGCATCCCGGTGGATCAGAACACCACGTACTGGGACGTGATGTACAAGCTCGCCGAGCGCCACGGGTTCATCCTGTTCGTGCAGGGCCTGTCCGTCGTGCTCGCGCAGCCGCGCAACCTGGGCGCGAGCAACGCGGGGACCGTCAAGCGCATGGCGTGGGGGACCAACCTCGAGTCGCTCGAGCTGACGCGCAACCTGGGCAAGCAGCAGAGCCCCACGATCGTGATGCGCGGCTACGATCCCAAGACGCGCGAGGTGGTGGACGTGGTGTACCCCGAGGGCACGTTCCATGTGCAGCAGCGCCTCGGCAAGACGGGCAAGCAGTCGCACAAGTTCAAGGAGGCGGTGAAGGAGCACACGCACGTCAGCAGCAAGGGCAAGGTGACTACCACCGTGCGCAAGCGCGACGAGTACGAGATCATCCCGGCCTACGGCGTCACCGATCGCGCGACGCTGCAGCGGATGGCGGAAACGCGGTACGAGCTGCTGGGCCGCGCCGAGCGCGATGTGGTGTTCCGCACGCACGATCTGCGCGACATGAACGAGTCAGACATCCTGCAGATCGTCACCGGCGACGCGTACCTGATCGACTGGGACGATTTCAACGTCGAGGTGCTCGCCAATCCCGAGATGCCGCGCGAGGCCAAGATCAGGTATCTCGTCAGCCGCGGGTTCAACGAGTCGATCGCTGGCAAGATCGCGGACGCTTACGCCAAGCTGCAGGCGCTGCAGCGGCCGCTGCGCGTTCGCGAGGCCACGGTGGAGTACGACGTCGATCAGGGCGTGTCGATCGAGGCGCAGCTGCAGGACTTCATCGTGATCGACGGAACGCGCAGCGATCCCGATCAGCAGACCGATCGGCGCGGCGCCGCGGACCGCGCGCGCGATCGCCGCCGCGACGCGAAGGGCAAGCCGGTGGGCTGGACCAAGGAGCGCGAGGCGGCCGAGCTGCGCCGCCGGGGGCTAGGATCATGAGCCGCATCAGCTCGCCGATGCGCGGCCGGCGCCCGGCCAAGCGGCTGCCGATGGCCGAGTTGCGCGCGCTGTTCCGCGATCGCCGGATCTGGGCGGCGCTCGGGATCGTGGTCAAGCCGGCCGAGGGCGCCAGCGATCAGCACTGGGAGCTGCACACCGACGATGCCGGCAACGTGACCGACATCCTGGTGGAGGTGCAGCTCGTGCCCAGCAAGATCGAGGTGACCGCTCGCCTGGGCGGCTACACCGCGGCGTACGGCATCGCGATGGTGCCGAACGTGGGCGACGAGGTGATCGTGCACGTGCCTGACGGCGAGGTGGACTGGATGCCGGTGGTGGTCGCGCCGCTGTCCACCGGCGGCGTCGCCGGCGGCGGTGCCGGCGCGCAGGGGCCGGCGCCGGGCCGGATCGTCGTCGTCGGAGACGTGTACGTGCACGACGGCAGCGGCGGCGCCGAACCGCTGGTGAAGAAGTCCGAGTATGACGGGCACACGCACGATCCCGGAACGTTCACCGCGCCGAGCGGCGGCGGACCCGTGACCGGCCTGTCAGGCGGCGCTGATAGCGTCGCCGGCACCACGAACCTGAAAGCAAAGTGATCCATGACGCTGCCCACCGCGACAAAAACGTGGAAGTTCCCCAAGCTGAACCAGCGGATCACGTTCGTGTCGCTGAACGACACGATGGCGCGCTTGCTGTTCGGCGTGAAGGACGGGCTGGTGAACAGCGGCGGCGCCACGCCGTGGTCGGTGGTGTGGAGCTGCAACGGCACGACCGGGCCGACCAACTCGAGCGATCACACCGATCGCTGGACGTCGCAGACCGCGTGTACGACGCGCGCGAGCGTCGCGGCGGCGGCGCAGAGCTGGGTGGTGCTCTCCGACGGCAACGGGGCGCAGATCCTGCTGACGTACCAGGGCGCTACCGACGACGTGGCGCGCCTCGCGTACTCGCCGAGCGCCGCGTATGCGCTCGCTGGCACGACGACGAACCAGCCCACAGCCACCGACGAGGTGGTGTGCAGCGGCACCAGCACCTGGCTGAACACCGCGACGTCCGCCGATCGCGTGTGGGATCTGATCGCCACCGACGACGGAAAAATGTTCCGCGTGATGGTGTGGCGCTCGAGCGTGCACGTCTGCCATTTCGGCGTCGAGGCGTGCACGGACACCACGATCGGCGGGATCGGCGTGTCGTTCTCGCCAGCCATGTACGGGTTTTTCGTGCTGGGCAACGGCACCGCCGGCGGCGGCACGACGTTCACCTCAACGAACAGCAACCACGTGTACTCCGCGAACGCGCGGCAGCGCGTCGCGCACGCGAGTGTATCGAGCGTCGCCAAGACCCTGAACCTCGGGATCTCGTGCGAGTCGCTGGACTTCTGGACGTACGCAGCCGGGCAGTCGCAGGACGCGCAGGGGGCGCCGTACATCATCTCCTATGGACTCGGTGACGCGACTGCTGGTCAGCGCGGGCGCTGGGGTAACGTGATCGACTGGTACCTCAGCGCGGACACGGTGTCCGAGGGGACCATGACGAGCGACAAGAAGTGGATCATGTTCTGCGGCGGCAGCGTTCCCGCGTCGTCGGGATCGTCGCTCTGGCCGTGGGATGGAGTTACCACGCCGGTGATCGCGTGACCGTCAGCGGATCGATCTTCACGTCACTGACCGCGTTTTACGCGGACCGCATGACTCTGCTCGGTTCCACGTTCACGATGCCGCACACGCCGATCATTCCGACGAGGGATCCCATGTATTACGAGATGGTCCAGAATACCGCGTTCAACCTGGTGGTGACGTTGCGTTCGCGCGCGTCCTACGGGATGGATGGCGTCGCTGGCCTCAGTACGTCGGCGATCACCGTGACCACCTATCGCGACGGCGGCGCCGGCGTGGTGATCACGCCGACGATTACCGATCTCGGGAGCGGTCAGTACAAGTTCGCATTCAGCAACACCGTTGCTGACACGCTGGGCGAGCTGAACATCGAGATCAAGCACGCCGACGCACTGCCCGAGCACCTGCGGATCCGCGTGCGCGCCGCGGACGCGACGCTCGCGAACCAGACGGACATCAGCAACCGGATCCCGGCGGCGCTGGACGGCAGCGGCAACATCAAGGCACAGGTGAAGGGGATGGACGCCAACACGGTGACGGCCGCCGCGGTGGCGACCGACGCGATCGACAGCGACGCGATCGCCGCCAGCGCGGTCGCCGAGATCCAGAGCGGTCTGGCGACCGCCGCCGCCCAGGCGACGCTCGCGACCGCGATCGCCGGCGTGCAGGCCGACACCGACGACATCCAGACCCGGCTGCCCGCGGCGCTCGTGGGCGGCCGCATGGACGTCAGCGTGGGCGCGCTGCAGGCCGGCGGCACGACGGCGATCGCGGCCGCGGTGCTCGATCAGCTGTGCAGCGGACACCTGACCGCCAACACCGTTGGTGAGGCGATCTGGATCGCGTTCGCGCTCGCAAACGGCATGTACATGGTGGACAACACCACCAACACCAGCGACGGCCTGACCGCGGCGCGGCTGCGCGTGTTCACGTCGCAGGCACAGGTGGCCGCCGCGACCGACGGCGGCAGTGGCGAAGGCGAGATCGCCACGATCTCGATAGCCGCGACGTACGACAGCCCCGGCAAGGTCAACACGTACAAGGCGAGGCGCACGGCGTGAGCGCTGGCCTCGCCACGCACGGGATGATCGGCGGCGGCGCGGTGGACGCCACGGCACCGACGATCTCGAACATGTCGCCGAGTCCGAGCGTCGCGCCGGGCGACCCGGGCGGGTTCCCGGCCAACTACCACGCCGCGCGGGTGACGCCGATCGAATTCGACGTCACCGACACCACCCCGGGCGTCGCGCTGATCATCGTCTGGTGCAAGTTCTCGAACCGCACCGACACGCTCGTGGTGTACGACGGCGCGAGCCTGCTCTGGCCGTTCGACACGTCCACGATCACGCCGATCACGAACGGCTACCACTTCAGCGTGCTGCCGCGCGGCGGCTGGCCGCCCGACTGCACGATCTCGTTCCATTGCAGAGCGATCGACCAAGCCGGTAACATCGCGACGGACGGACCATGAGCGGCTACGACTTCAGCATCCCGAGCGGCGGCAGCGCGGCGTCCACGCAGGTGGGCGATCGCTCCGATCAGCACGCCAGGATGTGGGGTCGCGATATCTGGCTGGACGTGAACGACGGCAAGCACGCCGACGTGGCGACCACGGCCGCCGGCGATCTTGCGCTGGTCACCGGCCGCGAGGCGCTGCGTCAGGCGATCATCCGCCGGATCCTCACGAACCCCGGCGAGTGGGCGCTGCTGCCCGAGTACGGTTGCGGGGCGCGCCTGTACATCAAGGAGCGCAACACGCAGGCGAAGCGCGACGAACTGGCCGAGCGCATCCGCACCCAGCTGCAACTCGAGCCGCGCGTGCTGCGCGTGGTGCAGGTGGTGATCGAAGTGCTCGAGGATACCGAGGGGATCTCCATCAACGTCCAGGTGGACCCGCGCGCCAAGAATCGCCCGGACGACTTCCTGGCCGTGGTACTGCAGGTGAGGTGACACCGTGCCCGTAGCTCCCAGCGTCAACGATCTGGTGGATCAGGGCCTCGCCGAGGCCGAGGATCGCCGCAACGATCTGCTGTTCTCGGACGGTGACGTGTCGCTCGCCCAGATCCACGCCGGCGCGGCGATGGCGGACGCGGCCGTGCGGTTCTCGGCGCAGGCGTTCAAGGCGACGTTTATCGACCTGGCCGAGGGCGATGATCTGACGGCGCTGGTGGACGATCACCTGAACCTGCCGCGCCAGCAGGCGACCGCCGCACAGGTCACGCTGGCGTTCTCGCGCACGAGCGCCGGCGGCGCCGGTACGATCGCGGCCGGCACGATCGTGGCGACGGCGATCGCCGCGGACGGCAGCGAGCAGCGGTTCGCCGTCGATAACAACGTGGGCGTGGGCGCCGGCGCGAACGGTCCGTTCACCGCGACGGCCACCGCGGTGACCGACGGCCGCGCCGGCAACGTCGCGGCGGCGGCGATCACGCGCATCGTTGACGCGCTGTTCGATACCACGTTCAGCGTGACCAACGCGGCGGCGGCCGGCGGCGGCAACGATCAGGAGTCCGATCCGCAGCTGCGTCAGCGCGCGCGCACCTTCTGGTCTACCCTGCGGCGCGGCACGCTCGCGGCGCTCGAGTTCGGCGCGCTGACCGTCGCCAGCGTGCGCACCGCGCGCGCGATCGAGGATCCCACCGGCCTGGTGACGGTGCTCGTTGCGGACGAGGACGGCAACAGCACCGCGCAGATGGTGACCGATGTGGAGACGGCGCTCGAGGCGTGGCGATCCGCCGGCGTGGTGGTGACGGTGATCGGCGGCACCCGTCTGCCGGTGGGCGTGTTCGTGTACCTGATCCTGCGCGACGGCGTGGACCTGAACCCGCTGATCACGCCGGTGACCGATGCGATCACCGCGCAGATGGCAAAGCAGCGCCAGGGCGAAACGCTGTACCTGTACCAGCTCGTGCGCGCGATCCTGGACGTCGATCCCGATGGCATCGAGTCCGCGCAGATCGGGCTGGACGTGGGATCGCTCGGTTCCTACAACTTCACCGCCGGCGACACGACGCCGACGAGCGCCCAGACGATCCGGGCGGGAACCATCACCGTGGATCTGGGACCGCTGGTGGTGTAGTCATGGCGCTGACCACCGACGAGCAAGAGCTGCTGGACTTCGCGCTGGCCTCGCTGCCCAGCTGGTTCAGCTCGCCGGAACGCGACTTCGCGATCGAGGGCGGCATGGCGAAGCAGATGGGGGCCGCGCGCGCGCAGAGCGCGTATTGGTTCGCCCAGACGCTGATCGGCGGCGCCACCGGCGCGACGAGCGACACCCCCGACTGGCTGAACCAGCACGCGAAGGATCGCGGCACGCGGCGCCAGGCGAACGAGTCGGACGCGGCGCTGCGCATTCGCCTGCGGCAGTACCCGGACGCGCTGACCCGCGAGCTGCTGCTGTCGATCGTTCAGGACATGCTGACGGACGCCGGCGTGGCCGGCGCGCCGGCGATGGTGGAGCTGCGGCGCGATCGCGCGCACGCCGCGCTGATGTCGCCGCAGTCCAGCACCGGCGCGATCTTCGGGGCCTCGGTCGCGTACCCCGGCAAGCGCACCGTGCACGCAGGATCTGGCCTGACGTCCACGTGGCAGGCGCCGCCGCTGTTCGGCCAGGGCGTGGTGCACCTGGACGGCGTGGTGCACAAGATCGTGATCGCCGGCGCGAGCGCCGGGAACAACGGCACGTTTACGATCGAGGCGCTCGAGGGCGACGCCGCGGTGATCACGAACGGCAGCGGCGTGAACGAGGTGAAGCCGCTGGCGACGTGGCGCGTGGATCGCTACGACGGAAGCGGCAACCTGCTGACCGCGGGGGCCGGACGGCTCGAGGCGTACTGCGATCGCGGCTACCGCTGCGGCAGCACGTACCCCACAATCCTGCTGATCCTCCCCTACGGAACGAGCGCCGCGCTTGCGGCGAGCGTGCTCGAGACGGTACGACAGCGCAAGGCCGCCGGCGTGCGCGTGATCGTGGAGCGTCGGCAATCACCATGACGAGGACACCATGAGCACCGACACCTGGGCGCAACCGATCTGGCAAGACGGTGAGGGCATCCTGCACTCCGACCTGACGGCGGCGAGCAAGATCAACCTGGCACGCGTCACCGATCAGATGCTGCAGCGCCTGGTGGGCACGATCGCCGCCGACACGGACCCGGAGATCGGGTGGGAGGTGGGCGGCGCCGGCGGCACGGACGACTGGGCGAATCAGAACGTGATCTACACGATGTCCGGCGCGGATTGCGTCGTGCTCGCGAGTCCCGATCACCCGACCGATCACGTGTACATCAGCCCCGGAACGATGTTCCAGTTCGTCAACGGGCTGGATGGCGCCGAGTCCGGGTTCATCCCGTACCAGGTGCTCGCCGGCGACGGCGATTACGCGATCGCCGCGAACGCGAGCGGCAACCCGCGGATCGACATCATCCAGGTCAAGCTCGCCTGGGCGGACAGCGCCACCGTCTCTCGCGACTTCAAGGACGCGGTGACCGGCGCGCTGTCCACGCAGTCGATGTCCGTCACGCGCGGTGTGACCGCGACGATCAGCGTCAAGCAGGGTACGCCTGGTGCGACGCCAAGCTATCCCGCGCCGGACGCCGGCTACGCGATCCTGGGCGCGGTGTACGTCGCGAACGGGTTCGCGGCTGGCGGGTTCGGCGCCGACGCGCTCGGGTTCGGCGCGAGCGTGGGCATCCTGCGGCAGTGCTCGGTGCCGCTCGGGATCGAGGCGATCACGGTGACGCCCGAGGCGTTCGACTACAGCGCGGCGACCAACTGGATCCACAACACGCACGGCGAGGCCGAGGCGAGCGGCGGCGCCGGCACGAGCCTGCGCGTGTGGTGTCCGCGCGCCGGACAGACCAAGCGGATCGTGGGCGTGCAGGTCACCGCGGCGTGGGTGACGTCGGGGACGACCAAGCTGGAGACGATGCGGTGGAGCGCGATCGGCCACTACGCGTCCAGCGGCGTGGAGTACGACGTCAGCGGCACGCTGGTGGTGACCGGCGGCGCGACGCAATCGAAGTTCGCGCACCTGGGCAAGATCGCGGACGCATCGAACAAGAGCAACCCGAGCGCCGCCAACGGCCCGGTGGGCGATCCGCTGTGGGCCGCCGGCGGCTGCAGCGGACCGGCGATCCAGACGGTCAGCAACACAAACAAGTTCAGCAAGGCGCTGCTGAACATCGACGGCGGCAGCGGCACGGTGATCGCCGAGGTAACCTGGTACCTGGCTGGCAAGTAGCAGGCCAGGCGGGATCTGCCCGCCTCACCCTGACAGGGTGGTGTTCCGCGCGTCAGAGCTGCGTGTACGATGGCACCATCATGGCTGCCGATGGCGCCCCGGACGACACGGACGACGAGTACCGAACGCCGCCCCCGTTCGACGTGGCCGGCGCCGCGTGGAAGGTGGCCGATCGAACCGATCGGACGCTCGAGCGGTGGCGCACCCACCTGTTCGGGTTCAAGGACGACAAGAACGACAAGGGCCGGCTGGGGCGGCTGGAGGCGGACATGGACGAGCACACCGTGACGCTGAAGGAGCACTCAGCGCGTCACGAGAAACACGATCGCGCGCTCGATCGCCTGGACCGGATCGGGTTCAAGATCCTGGTGACCACCGGCATCGGCGCCGGCTGCGCGATGGCGATCATCGAGATCGCGATCCGCGTGATCGGCGGCAGTCACTGAAGGTCAGACGGGGATGGCAGCATCCGCCCCATGCGAAACAAGCACTGGGCACAGCTGATCATCTTCACCATCTTCCTGTTCGCCACCGCGCTGTTCGCGCGCGTGGCGTTCGCTGATCCGACCGGCACCACGGCGCTGACGAGCGATCCGCTGGGCGACCTGCAGCGCATGCTGACCGCGGCGCTGGTTACCGCCGTCACCGGCGCGGTGGTCGCGATCGGCACGCGCGCCTGGGACTGGATCGGCCACCACACGATCGGGCGCGCGCTCGAGAACGACGCCGCGAAGCTGGGGCTGCAGAAGCAGCTCGCCGCCGAGGCGGTGGCGTACGTCGATCAGATGGCCCACGTCGCGAACGCCAAGCTGTCGGACACCGCGATCGAGCAGCACGTGAAGGACTTCCTGGCCGCGCACGAGGTGGCCGGCGCGGCGGCGGACGCGGTGCGCGCGCTGATCGAGTCGCAGCTGGGCGCGCGGCGCGCGGCCGCCGAGGCGACGGCGAAGCTGGCCGCGAACGCCAAGAGCATGCAGGACGCGCTCGAGAACGGTCAGCTGGGCAAGGATCTGGCGCGGCTGCGCGCGATGGACGAGGAGGCGGCAGCGAAGGCGAAGGCGAAGGGCAGCGCGGCGCCCGTGGCGCCGGCGGTGGTGCCCGCGTGATCGCCGCCGCGACGAGCTGGCCGCCCAGCGGCGTGTTCCCGCGGACGCGGCGCGCGTCAATCGCGCTGCTGGGCGATCCGACGGGCGGCGGCAAGTACAGCTGCGAGGGCGAGTCCAACGTGGACCCGGCGTGGCTGGCCGCCTGCATCATCGAGCTGCACGGCGCCAACCGCATCCCCGAGATCCCCGAGGCGCTGTATTTCAAGACGCACCGCTTGCTCGAGGGCCTGATGCGCGCCGGGTTCGCGGCCGCGCACCGCGCGTGCCCGGAGTACGTGATCGATCACGACACCGGGTGTTTCGTGCCGCGCCACATGCGCCACAACCCGGACATGCCGCTGTCGCCGCACACGCTCGCCGGCGCCGTCGACATCAACGAGGCCAAGAACGCGGCCGCGTACATCCCCCACCACGAGCTGCCGGAACCGTGGTCGCCCGAGTGGCTGAAGCGCTGGCCGGCCGGGCTGCCGCGATCGTACGTCGGAGCGTGGAAGTCCGTGGGGGCGAAGTGGGGCGGCGACTGGACCGCCGCCGACCATCGCGGCCTGGTGTTCGTGGATCCGATGCACGTGTACTTCGTCGTCTGAGCTGGAACCGGCCCGATCGAACCGCGCCCGCAGTACCGAAGGGGGACAGCGACAGGGGGCGTGGCAGGATCGTAAGGGATGATGCGGCGCTTCTTGCTGTCTCGCGCCGCGGACCGACACGCCGGCAGCTCGTTTGCTGAGATAGTTGACAGAATACAATCTAGGATGCATCCTGCAGGGCATGCGCATCCTGACGACGATTCTGATCACCGCGGCGCTCGCCGCCTGTACCGCCGGCAGCGATCCGGCGATCGACACGCCGGACGCGACCGCGCCGAGCGCTGACGCTGCGCCGGCGGTGCCGCCGCCGGGCGTGACGTCCGAACCGCAGCGGATCGGCAACTTCTGCTTGGTGGTCGGGTGTCAGACCGGCGCCGAGTGCACGTTCATGCTCGCGACGCAGGGCGACGGCTCGAGCAGCTGCTGCTTGTACGATGGCACCTGCGCGCGCGCCGTCGACATCGGCGGCGGCGAGTGCTTTCCGCCCGGCCCGGTGCCGGATGGCGAGCTGTGCCCGAACGACGCGAACGGGGACGGCATGTGCGTGTCCGCCGATCTGCGCTGGTACAGCCTCTGTCCGTGGCAGGTGTAGCAATGTCGCGCCCGAGCGCGGCGGCGCTGATCGAGTTGCTGGAGAAGTGGGAGCGCACGGCAGCGCAGCGCCGGCAGCAGGCGGCTGGCCGGTTCGATGGCGCCGCGCAGTACGACGACGGCACGGCGGCGGCGTACGTCGCGGCCGCGAACGACCTGCGGCGGCTGCTCGGGCCGCCGTGGGACATCGGACTGCGCGATGGCTGACCTGCGCGACCTGACCGACGATCCGCGGGTGCAGGCGATCCTGCGCGCCGATCTCGAGCGCATCGAGCGCATGCTCACGCACGAGCCGTTGATCGACTGGGCCGCGCTGGCGACGGCCGGCGCGCGCGATCGGTACCGCGACGAGCGCCAGCACCCGGAGTGGGTTGACATCGGCGGCGAGGGCGGATAGATTGTTCGCCCGCAACTAACGACAGGAGCGACGACACATGGGACTGAGCAACGCACAGCAAGAGATCCGACGCCTGGGGTACGGCGGCAGCGACGTGGGCGCGATCATGGGCAAGAACCCGTGGAAGCGTCCGTATGACGTCTGGGAGGACAAGACGGGCCGCGCGCCCGCGCGCGAGTCCACCGAGCGCAGCCGCAACGGCCACCGATTCGAGGCGCCGGCGCGCGCCTGGTACGTGGAAGATCACCGGCCGGGCGCGGTGATCCGCCAGCCCGGCACGATCGTGCATCCCACGCTGCCCTGGTGGCTGGGCACGCCGGACGGCATCGTGTGGAACACCGAGCTGGCGATGCTGCGCGGCGACGAGCCGGATCGCGGCATGGAGATCAAGACGCACACGATCCACCTGCGGCACCTGTACGGCGACGCCGGCACCGATCAAGTGCCGCCGTGGGAGCTGCTGCAGTGCGCGTGGTACATGGGCTGCACCGGCCTGCCCGAGTGGGACCTGGTGGCGTTGATCGATGGCGAGTTCACGCCGTACACGATCCGGCGCGATCTCGAGCTGGAGCAGATCCTGGCCGATGCAGTGCAGCATTTCGACGAGCGTTACGTCAAGGCCGGCGTGCCGCCGCCGCCGGACGGCAGCGAGAGCTACGCGGCCGCGCTGCTGCGCAAGCACCCCAAGCACCTGGGCGAGCAGATCGTGGAGGCCGACGAGGCGATCGCGGCGGCGGCCGCCGAGCTGCGCGAGCTGCGCATCGAGGAGGCGTCGCTGAAGCGCCGCAAGGAGCTGATCGAGCAGCACATCAAGGAGGCGATCGGCGACGCCGCCGGGATCTCGTTCCCGAACCCGGAGGGGAAGGGCACGGCCAAGATCACGTGGAAGCGCTGTGCGGACTCGATGGGCGTCGATTGGCAGGCGCTCGCGATGCAGGCGCTGACCAGCACGAACCTGACCATCACCGCGGCCGCGCAGCGCATCGAGGAGCTGGCGAGCGCAGGCACGATCACGCAGGACATCGGCGGCGAGCTGTTCTCGATCCTGGGCGTCGCGGTGCAGGAGCTGGTGCTCGAGGATCTGAAGGCGAAGTACACCAAGATCACCAAGGCCGGATCGCGGCGGTTCAACGTGCCGCGCAGCTGGACCGGTGGCGAGGAGTAGCGCCGTGGCGAGCGATGGAACGGTGGCCGCGCTGGCCGAGATCGTGGCCGAGCAGCGCGAGACGATCCGCCAGCTGGCCGCCGATGATCGCGCGCACCGCGAGCAGGTCCGTGATCTCGAGGCGCGCCTGGCCGCGTGTGGCAGCACGATCGATCACCTGAAGTGCGCCGTGGACAGGCACAAGGAGGACGCGGTGAAGATCGGCCACGATCGCGACGCGAAGGCGCGGGCGCTCGGCGGCTGGACCCGTGGCGGCAGGGCGACCGCTACGCCACGCAGCGAGGTGCTCGAGTTCGCGGACGACATGGAACGCAAGCTGCGCGAGAACGACCACAAGGGCGGCTGGGACGGTGACGAGCCCAAGGCGCTGCTGAAGCGGCTGCGCGAGGAGGTGGACGAGCTGGCGAAGGCGCTGGCGAGCCCTAACCGGCAGAACGATCGCGTGATCGACGAGGCCGCCGACGTCGGCAACTTCGCGATGATGATCGCGGACGTGATCAGGCGCGAGGGCGGCTAGCCGTGGCTGACAGGAAGATCACGCGCGAGGAGGTGATCGGCAAGCTGAAGGCGATGCGGGATGCCGAGCTGAAGATCGACGATCTCGACATCCTGAACAACACGCCGGCGTTCGAGGCGGCGATGGCCGCCGGGCGCGCGTGGCACGAGGCGCTGGACCAGTACGAGCGCGATCACGGCCACCCGTTCCGGTAGGATTGTGGTACGAGTACAACATGGCAACCGACAGGGGTGACGACATGGACAACGGAAATGGTCAGCTGATCCCGATGGGGCAGACGAACCCGGCGATGGGCACGCGCCAGGGGTTTGGCGAGGTGCAGACGTACCGCGGCGCGCAGACGCAGAGCGACGCGCTGGCCGCGCAGGCGAAGGCGGCCGTGGAGGCGCGGTACGTGCTCGCGATGCGGCGGCCGCGCGACATCGACACCGTGCGCGTGACGCTGATCCGCGAGTGCTCGCGGCCGTCGTTCGCGGACGAGGCGCGGTACTCGGTGCAGCGCGGCAAGCGGCAGAACGAGAAGGGGCAGTGGGTGGACAACTTCGTGGAGGGGCCGTCGATCCGGTTCGCCGAGGCCGCCAAGCGCGCGATGGGTAACCTGCTGACGGAAACCTACGTCGTGTACGACGATCCCGAGATGCGGCAGCTGCGCGTGTGCGCGACCGATCTCGAGGTGAACGACACGTACACGCAGGATCTGGTGATCGCCAAGACGGTGGAGCGCCGGCAGCTGCGCCAGGGACAGATCGCGAAGGGGCAGCGCCGCAACAGCTACGGGGACGTGGTGTACCTGGTGGAGGCGTCCGAGGACGAGCTGCAGAACAAGATGCAGGCGCAGATCAGCAAGGTGATGCGCACGTTGATCCTGCGGCTGGTGCCGGCGGACATCATCGAGGAGGCGATGGCGCGCTGCGTGCGCACGCTGAAGGACGGCCAGGCGCGCGACCCGGACGCCGCGCGCAAGCAGCTGTGCGAGGCGTATATGGGCATCGGCGTGACCCCCGAGCTGCTCGCGAAGTACCTGGGCCACCCGCTCGCGCAGATGACCGCCGACGAGTACGCGCAACTGCGCAGCCTGGGCGCCTCGATCCGCGACGGGCACATCACGTGGGCGGACGCGCTCGAGGCGCGCCTGGGCGAGGACAACGCGCAGGAGGCGCCGGCGACCGAGCAGGCCGCGCCGGCGCCCGCGGCGACGCCGGCGACCGGCAAGGGTACGCAGGCGGTGAAGGAGCAGCTGAGGGCCAAGCGCGACGCCGACAAGACACCGCCGGCGCCGACCGGCGGACCGCTGGATGAGCCCGACTGGATGCGGGGATCGCCGCCGCCCGTTGACAGCGGCAAGCCGCGCCAGTAGCATGAACCTCGCCATGTAGCCCTCCTCCCTGTCGGCTGCGTCGTTAGAACCCCGGAGAGTCGTCGCTCCGGGGTTCGTTTTTTGTGCTGATGGATGTTGACGGGCGGATGGTTTGTACGTAGTGTACAAACTGTGACGACGACGAACAGCAAGGTGAAGGCCACCCGCGACGCGATGATCGCGCGCCGCGCGGCCGCCGCTGGCCTGTCCGTCGAGGCGTACCTGGCCGCCGGCCAGGCCGAGGCTGATCGCACGCTCGCGATCTCGCGCGCCCGCTGCGATCGCGCCCACCAGCGCGCTACGATCACGCGCGGCGCCGGCGCGCGCGGCAACACCATCACCTGGACGAGGGCGGCATGAAGAA